GTTACACTAGTATTGTTTGTTGACATTGTTGCCTGTAACAATATAGAATTTACTGATGAGTTTTCTGCATATGGCTTAATAGCTCTCAATGAAGATGCATCAATATCAATATCTGATATAATAGATGAATAATCTGCATCCATAATTCCAGTACCAGCATCCAATGTTTTAATAGACCAATCTAAATTTGTTCCAGTTGGAATAATATTTGATGTATTAATATGTAATGTTTGATACGTCAAGTATGGAATAACAGTTATTGTTATTGTTCCAGCTGTAGATGCATTATTTGTCATAGTAAACTGAGATGAAGACTGAATACTTAATACCTTAGTATTAGCTGGTATACCAGTACCATAAACATAATCATTAACAGTTAATAAACTGGTATCAGTTGCTGTTATAACGGCATTAGATGATGCTTTAGTTCCTGTTATGTTAAATGATGTATTGTCATTTAATCCAAATACAACAGAACCAGAAGTATTAAACACACCAATGTTAAGCTTGAATTTTAAATCCATTTCTTCAACTGCTGTCCATGTTGATGCATTCTGTGATTTAAAGAATACTCCAGTATATGGTTGCTTAGAAATAATTTGATTACTTATAACATCTGTCTTACCAATCTCAGCAACAAATACCTCATACTCGATAGAGTTTGCTATAATAGTAATAGCATATTCTCCAGGAATTAGATGTATAGGTGATTCAAATTTAAAGTTTGTTGCTACAGTTCCTGTTGATGATACATTAACCAAATTTGGAGTTAATGATACTGATGCAAATGGAATTGATGTAACAGCTGATTCGGGGAATCCGTTAATAGTTTTTCTAATTTCCATAGAAACAGGAACAGTATTTGATTTAGTTTTAAAGTATAAATCAATAGATGTAACATGTACACCATCTGGATTGCTTCTAGAATCAATTAAGAATGACTCAGCTAATGGGTCATAATAGTATCCAGTTTGTGTTGTAACTTTTTGATGTTGGATACTTCTAGTTGTTAATATAGTTTCTTGTGTAGATTTCAATACACCTTGTGTGAAATACTTAGTTTCACCTACAGAAGATGTTGTTGTAAAGTCGTTATCAATATTATCAATCAATCTGATAGCTCTATCACCAGTAGGATATTTACCACCTGGCAAATCTATTCTAAATGCAATAGAACCAAATTCATCTGGAACAATAGCATCACCAAGATTGTATGATGTAATACTAGTAACTGTAGCTGAATTAGAATTTTCGCCAGTAACAAATGTAGCACCAGAAACAGTACCAGTTAATACAAATACCTGTAATGTGTGTTGACCTGATACAGCAATAGATTCTGGAGAATGATATCCAACTAAACCTGTACCTATAATTGTACCTGATGTTGAACCAGTTCTAAATGATACAACTTCACTCTTATTTGTGGCAGTAGCAGAATTGCTAAACAAATTACCAACTTGGGTATTTGTTAACAATTTTATTGCTGGTCTTGCATATGCTGATAATGAGTCTGCCTCAATAAATGGATATAATCTAGCATTAGGTTTAAATCCTGAAGCAAAACCTTGTAATGAATTTGCTCTAATATATGGAGCATACTGAATATCCACAACATTATTACCAAATGATGATGTAGATGTTCCAATAACACTAACAGTATCTGTTGTTACGGTTGATGTTGTTGCCCAAACAGATGCATTACCATATCTTGCTGAAACAACTCTATTGCTTATTGCTGCTTTGTCTGGCAATACGATATCAACAACTCTATTAACAGCTGGTAATGTATTGATATCAACCCACAAATCATTAGGTGGTGATAATTTAATTTTACCATTAAATGTCAATATGTTGTATGGGTTTACATTTATAGACCTACTAGCACTTAATTGACTAATAAGATTAAATTCAGTATATGGTAATGTTACCAAATCTCCAGTACGTAATGCATTAGTATATGCTATTGGAGTAAATTCTAAATTATTTACTGTAAATTCTGCACGTAATTCTGAGTTAAATGGGTCAATAGATGCATGATAGTCTACGTTATTAGAATCTGATACTGATGATTCATATAGTCTTGATACACCTTTATTCCAAGTGTTTTGTGATGAATTTCTAAAATTCCACCAACCCCAGATTTGTTTACTCCATGCCGATGGGTTGCTTGAGTTGAATAATGATGAATTGCTTGTGAATGCATCAACAAAGAATCCATTTTTGAATTTTTCAAAGTTAGATGTATCTGTAATAGACTCATCTTTAGCTTGTTTTTCTAGTAATGATAACTGAGTATAGTACTCAATGTTTTCAATTCTACGCTCAAGCTTACCGATATCACGCATTGTATAGCGTTTATTTTCTATATATTTTACAGAGATTTCTTGTAAATCTGCTGTATATGGAGGAATTTCAATCGCATAGATTGTCATACCATCAAATTCATCAATAGGAGCTTTTGGTACACCAGATGGGATACCTTGTTTAACTATAAATGATTTACCAGATGTAGCAATAATTTTATCAATTCTACCAACATAATACTGATAATCTGAATTGAATGTAAAGTCTGGGTCTGGTAATTGAGCATTATTTAATGTTGTACCACCATCTGCTCTACGCGGTCTAAAGTCAATTGAATCTCTTAAGTTATATACTTTACCATCAATCGGGCTAGTGTATACTGGGATATCTTTATATGGAATTGCATATGAACCAACACTTAAGAACCCATTACCTGTATGAGTAAAGTAGTTATAAACTACTAATAAGTAATCAGATACACCAGGAGCAGTACCATTTAAAATAATACCAGCATGGTCATAATATTCATCTCTTTGACCATTATCAATAATGTAACGAGATGTAACATCAGTATGAGTCGATACACCTGTCCAAGCAGTAACTTCACCTGTAGTTGTATTAATTGTAACAGATGTTGGATTTGTTGTACTTGTATTGTAAATATGTTTTACATTATATACATCAGATACAGCTAATGAATCTTTTAAACCAAATGTAGTATTTGGTGTAGGTATAATTTTAATACCATATGCCTGTAATGATTTTGTTTTTTCTGATTGAGTATTGGCATTAATTGTAGCAATGATTGATGCTGTAAAGTTTGTAGCAACATTGGCATTAAATGTCAATTGATGTATTGTTGATGTAACAATAGAACCACCAGTAATAGACCTAGTAGCAGCACTATTAAAACGCAATACTTGACCAACAGTAAATGCTGAAGTTCCTACAGCAGTTACAACCACATGAAAGTATGCATCTTTAATTGTATCTGAATATCCACCAGTACCACCAAAGAATCTTTCTAATCCATTATTTGATGCAATTGTAGCAATACCTGCTGAAAATGATACAGAGTTAAATGTTCTTTGGAATGTGTAGTCATTTTGCGGATTTCCTAATGTATCTTTTAATTCTTTAATATAAGAATTATTCATAGGGAATACTAATGATGTTGCATCTGTACCTGATAAGAATACATCCCCACCAGCTGAACCACCAACTTTACTTAATAAGTCAATATTAACTGCTGATGTATATACTGTTGATGGACGAACACCGAATGACTCAACATTCTTAAATGATTTACCAGAGTCGATAACGATATCAAATAATGATATTTTATAGATAGATGTTGTTGAACCAATAGTACCTGATACAAATTTAGAGTATCTAACTTTAGCAGTACCTAATTTAGTTGTTGCATTAGCTACAGTAGCTCTATCAACACTATGTAACTCAACTACTGTAAATGCAGTTGGGTCAATAATACCAAACATATTAGTACAATATAAATAATTACCATATGACAATACTGAATCTAAATTACTAGCAGAACCTGTAGTTCTAGCTCTATCAATTGTAAGATACTCTTGTGATGTTGTTTCGAATTCAAAACCTTTAACGTAGGCTTTACCTGCATCTAATACTGCTGTCAATTTATTAGCATTACCTGCAACACTAACTGTTGTATTTTCTAATGTATAACCAGAACCACCAACACCGACATTGATTGTTATTACTTTTTTATATGTATCTGATACTGGATTAGTATCCAAAATTGCTGTTGCTGTTGCATTAATACCATCACCAATAATAGTTACAGCTGGGGCAGTATCATATTGACCACCATTACTTGTAACAGTAAATCCAGTAATGACACCACCAGAAATAATAGGTCTAGCTTTAACTGTACTAATATTATTTTTAAATGAAATTGGGAATGGTCTTACAGTATAATTACCAGACTCATCATATGTACGTCTAGCTAATTCTTTTTCTAATTCTGAGTATAATGTTCTAACATTAACATTAACTAATTCACCATCAACAACTCTAGCTAATTCAATAAATGAAATTGTAGTGTGTACTAATGGTAATGAAACCAAATTTAAATAAATTTTATATCTATCAGCACCAGGAGCTGAGAAGTTTGGAGAACCTTGAGCATTATCTAATAGAGATTCATCAATATCAGAATCTACAATAGATTCTTCAACACTAAAACCAATAGTCTTAGATGATATAACGTCACTATAAGCATCAACTATAATAGACTGTGCTTCATTATAAATGAAGAATCCATTAAAGTAAAATACACCAGAATTAATTGAGAATACTTTTGCAGTTGAGAATGGATTTGATACTCTAATTGTACATGAAGCTGTTGCTAATCCATCAACCCATGTTAATGTTTCTCCAGCTACAAACTTGTTACCAGATGTAACTTTTACAATTAGTGTTTTTGGTTCTGTCTCAGAAACATAATTTGAAATTTGTTTAACCAATGCTTTAGTGCCAGATGTAGCACCAACAACAGTTTTACCAATAAATGCAGATAATATAACATCATTTGATGCATACAATGTGTCAATTTTAATTGATGTTAAGTCGGCTTCATAATATCTCTCACCACCCAATACAACAGTACCATTTTGAAATACATGGTCTCCAAATTTTTCAATTTGGTTTTGAAGTTGAGTTTGAAGTTGAGTTAATTCTCTTGCCTGTACAGCAACACCAGGTTTAAATAATATCTTATGATAAGATTTAGTCTCAGAAAAATCATCATAGTATGGATTTTGATTAAAATTGATAGTCATTTATATTTTTTCTAAAATTGAATTGTTGTACGTAAACTTAGTGATTGCTCTGCTGTAGTATTAAATGCATTTCTATTATCAATAAAAAGCATATTCCCTGAGTATTTATCTATAGTTGGTGGAGTAATATTTGTAGGAGTAATTGCATCTGAATTATCATTAAGCAATGTTTCCCCCAATATTGGTACATATCCACTTATAGAAGTTACTAGCATCTTATTTCCACTAATATCCACAATATTATATTTCTTATTACCCGTACTTAATGTCATATCCTTTTGGAAATTTGTGATATTAATAGCACTAGGCATAGTTAGTAAATAACATGTTGACCCAATAGTTCCTCTAAATAAAATATTGGAATTATATTTTGTTGGGGATTTTATAATACCCAACTGTCTATTATCATTAGATATTGATATACCTTGATTATTTATACTAGCCATTGATGTAAAAAACATTAATGTTCTAGCATTAAACTCATATATTGCATTCTTACCATGACCACCTTTAGGACTTATGATTGGTCTTAATACACAATTTGTACCATTACCAACAATTGTGGCTGTTGCATTTGTATATCCACTACCAACATTTGTCATAGTAATTTTAGAAATTTTACCACCAACAATTACAGCATCTGCTGTTGCTCCAGTACCATTGCCCGAAATAACTACAGTCGCATTTGAGTATCCAGAACCTTGATTATCAACTTTAATATATGACAATGAACCATCAACTGCCAAGAATTCTACGTTGGCTTGTAGTGTATTTAAATCACCACTAGATAAGTCTGCTGATACTAATGCACCAGTTCCAACACCAGTTACACTTAAACTAATGTATGAATATCCAATACCACCATTTGTAATGATAGCACCAGTTACTTGACCACTACTGATGATTGGTGTTATAATAGCATTTGTTTTTGTAAATGTTAAATATGCTGTTGCTCTTGTAGCTACATATGTTAATACAGCAGTACCATTAGTAACTGCACCAGTTGTATGTACAGGAACACTAGAACCACATGTTCCAGCTGTTGATGTATTATAATAATTACCAAGATATTTTACTTTAGTATTTAAAGTTAATGTCATTCCTGGTACAAAATTTGAATATACTGCAATAGGTTCTGCTACAGAGACTGTTGCAGATGTATCATATCCAAATCCAACTGTTGCAATATTAACATCAGTTACAGCCGTTGCTGTTCTAACTGATGTAGCTGTTGCTTGAATATCTGTACCAAGTCCAGTAATTGGAGATGATATTGTTACTGCTGGGTCTGTTGCATACCCATATCCAGTATTGGTTACGATTATATCTGTAAGGATATGTGGATTTTCTGCTAAATAGCCATCACCAGTCACATTGATATATGTTGTTCCATCGACATATCCAGTGCCAGGATTATCAATAATGATTAAGTCAATATTACCACCACTATAAAATTTATTTTTAATTGCTGTTGTTACTGGAATATAATTACCATCATAGAATTTATTTTTATATCCGATGGGGATATTGTACATAAATTTCCAAATATATCCATCAGCAGTTGTAAATACATCAGAGTCAACACCAGTAGGTTTTACTGTAGATATTGCCCCATAGTTATTTCCGATACATTTATATACGTTATTAACATCAGTAACAACATAAAAGTTTGCTTCATCTAATGATGATTTACCAGTAGATGATAAATTTGATAATGAATATGAATCATCATACATATCAAATACCAAACCAGAAACCCAATCAATACGTCTAATAACGTATGATACATCAGATTCTAATATTCTCTTGGTAGATATAATATTGGAACGAGTAGCTAATTCATATTTATAATAGTCAGATGGAACTTCTGGATTATCCAAACCCAAAGGATTCCAACTCAATATTTTACCAAAATAATAGTAATATATTGAGTTTTTTGATACGATATCATTTAATATAGATTCGGCTATAGAAACACCAGTTGCTGATTTTAATACTGCGGTCACAATAATCCCTTAAGATATATGTTATAAGGGATTAAGCTACTGTAACTGTCCAGCTTACGGCAATAATATCTGATGCACTTTTGTTAACTACTGAGAATGTTGTTCTACATAACATTGTACCAGCTGAAGCAGCATTAAAAATTGCAGCCTCTTGAATTGCACCAGTTGCAGTACCTGCTGGAAATGTTGCAGTATATGTAACAACATTATTCAATGATGTTGATGTAGTTAAAGCAACTCTACCCAATTCAGTACCAAGAGTAGTATTTGCACCAACTGGGGCAGTAGCACCAGAACCTAATGCCATGTGAGTCATGATTGCTGGAGTTGTACCAATGATACGACTAGCAATATAACTTCTACCAATATCAACTACCAAGTTAGGGATGTATATTTTTTCTAAAATATCACCCATAGCATTCATTCTAGTAATTGATACTTTACCTATAATACCATTTGTGTTTTCTTTTAAATCCATTTTATTTACCTTATAAAAAATTAAATTGCACCAACTGAATAATCACTTTGCCAGTAATATGGTTCACTGTAGTAGTTAAAAAATATTGCTGGTACATCTGCTACTGTTTGTGTATCGTTTAAGTATTTATCAAAAAAATATCCAATTAATGTTGCATCTGTAATATTAATTACATCAGCCTTTATCAATGTAGTATTTATCGATGTATTTTCTGTTATTATTGCAACATCATCTAAGAATTTTTGCATATTAAAATTTGATAAATCTGTTACAGACAAAGTTTCAGCAATAAATTTAGTAAATATATATGACATTAAATCAGAGTTAGAAACAGTATCTGTAGCATATCGCATTAATGATACTATAGCATTATCAGACATTGTTGTTGAATCAATTAAACCCTTTGTAAATATTTTATAAAATGATTCCTGCATTGTTACAGTTTCAGATAATATAGTTCTGAAGAAGTTTAATATAAAGCTTAGTCGAGTATTTACTTGAAAATTATTCTTAATATTATAATCACCAAACAATTTCATACCAGCTGGGTGAACTGTAGACTCAACTCTAGCCTTATATTTTTCTAATACCTCATCAATTTTAATAACATATGAATATATTTGATAGTAATAATTATCCTGTAAATATATATTATTAGATAAGAATCCACTAATTGAATTATAATATCCTGGATATTTTAATTTGTTTCCTAGACCAAATTCGATAATAGCAGAATTTGGTGTATATTTGATGAATTTTGTAGAAGCAAATGTTGATAAAACTTCACCAGTATATGATTCATCCATATAACCTATAACCGTATAGTCATACTTACTTAGATATCCTTTATCATTTAATGATGCAACAGTATCTGAAACACTAGATGGAAATATTGATACAACATCACCTAATTCTGTTCTAACAGCATTGATACCCATACTAAACTTAGATTGATATCCATATCCAAATTTAATAAACTGTACAGATTTAATACCACCGCCAGCTGTTATAGATTTTACTTTAATAACAGTACCAGAACCATCACCATAATCTACGTTTATAATTTGACCAATTTTAAATCCAGAACCAGCAGACAATACTCTATATTCGGTTAAGGTTTTTCTTGTTTCTGCTAATATATTACCATAGCTTAATATTGTATTATCTGAAATATTATAAAC